TACATTAACTTTGAAACTGGGCAGAAGGAATGTAGTTAATTTCCTAGGAAACTCAGGCAAAATAAAAGGGGCTTAATTGCCCCTTCTTTGTGTCTGCTAGTCCTTGAGATGGTCTGGCATACTGTCTTCTAAACCATACCTCTTATAGTAAGCTGATAACCACTTCATTGCAAACACAGGATCGTCGGTGCGTAGCTTTGATGCAAACTGCTTACCGATAGACGATCTCTGTTTCCGTACTACACTATCTAAGTACCTCTTCTGTAGCCCTGTAGCCATCTGCTGATATCTTGGATCAGATGTTATAGTAGTAAGTACAGGTGTTAATGCTTCAGCATTGAGCTGACGTAATTCAGCAAGCTGTTCGCTAGATAACTTAACCCCTTTAAAGCTATTTACAATTCCTCCTTTGTCCCACCCAATGTCCATGAGATGGTTCTGTAGAGGGGATAGGCTAGTTGCAGAAGAGAACCCCATATTAAAGAGAGCCTTAACCATGTCTGTTTCTTTAGCCTCCCCATATACTCCAAACTTCTTAGGAAGCTGTTCCCTATAGAATGGTATACGAGCTTGTAAACGTTCATAGACAGTCTCAGTCTGTCTCTCATACTTATCTACGGCCTTTGCAATGTTGGCAGTTATTGCTGGTGTGAACGGACGTAAGAAAGTCTGTGCAAACTCAGCACCTGTATCCACATTAGGATCTATCAATGCATTAGTAAGAGAATGGAAGCCTTCTAAGAAAGTCTTAGAGGTGAGGTTACTCTTCAAAGCGTATAGGAGGTTCCCTGTCAACTCCGCAGCCTCGTCCGTGTTGATGTCATCATCATCCATGTACTCACGAGTGAAAGTAAACAGGTCCGCTGCCATAGACAAAGGTGTAGCTAGAGGTTCTATACGAGCATATTCAACCCACGTATCCCCTATGAGAATAGAGTAGGGTTTAATGCCAGCATCTTGCCAACGCTGTCTCTCAGTAGGGCTGCGTGGCATACTACCAGTTAGGTTCTCTTCTTGGAACATAGTACCTACCATAGCAAACACGGACATCCCTATGATCTGTCGAGGAAGTAACTCACTATAGGACATCTTCTGAGCAGGACCATGCATAGGAATTATATTGGTACGCATATCAAGAATAGTATCTCCTATACCTTGCCTACCAATCTTCTTAATCTGAATGGTAGGGATAATAGGAATATAGTTATAACCTTCCTTCACTATGTTCCAAGGAGTCTTAATGAAAGGAGCGAACAAGGCAAATGCAGGGTACTTATGACGCAGGTCTTGTGCCTTCTTAGGTAATCCTTCAAGGCGTTGTTGGAAAGCATTAAACAAGGCATCATTCCGTAGGAGAGCTACTGACTGATTACCTAAATCCTTTGCCTCCTTCATCATCTCCTCTTTGGTGAGCTTAGTAGACTTGTTAGCCCACCTCTCTGCATGACGAGCAGCTATGAAGGTCTCAGTACGTTTATCCCAGTGACGATTTAAGTCGTCTCCATCAGGGAATAACTCTTTCTTATACTCCTTATACAGAGAGGCGTAGTCACCTTTACCAGCAGCAGTGTCTTCACTAGCAAACTTAGAAGCAAGTTGGTACATACCTTGTCTACGATAACGTGACTTACCATATTCGTCTATACCTACAATGAGTTTGGTAGGAAAACGAACAGCCCCTTCTATGAATGTACCGCCTACACGGGTACGTCCGATAGAGTTGTGCATATAATCCTGCATATCATTCAGCACATCTCCTATCTGTCTGTCGGTCATTAAATCGGGATGGTCAATCTTCAGCTCTGTCTTTACAAAGTCACCCCATTCCTCCTTATTCATCTTGAGCATACGGCGAGTAGTCTCTTGATCTAAAGAGTAACCCTTAGTAAAGCCTTCTCTGAAGTAGAGCATATCATTAAAGAAACCATCTAGTGAACCATCCCACATAGCCTTTACTTGTTTCCACTCTCGCCCTCCTTTAGTAAGTCCTATGCTATCCAGCATAAAACCAATAGTCTCGTTGGAGTTCTTTAGAGTCTGCTGTAGTGCAATACTAATGACGTTAACTAGAGGAGTACCTAGACCAGATAACATGGCGTTGATCATTACGTCTAGCGATACGTCAAAAGAACTAACCTTCTTATCAGACCTATCTAAGTGGGACTGTAGCCAACGGCGCTGTTGTGAATCACTAAAGTTACTCATTACCTTTGAATTTAAGGCTATAGTCTCATGGGCTAATGTACATCTTGGACTTAACTTTGCCATTAACATTTAACTCCTGCAAATAGAGATTCAATCTCTCTGTTGTCTGCTATGTCCTGATAGATTTTTCTACGGAAGTTCATAGCTGCGGACGCTTTAGATCCTTGTCCTTTGAACCACGCATTAATACCAGCATATAGGTTAATATCTGCATGAAGGAGGGCAGCCATATCAGGATCAGTCTTAGCACTTACTTGGGAAAGCAACTGATGTGTTTTCAACTGACGGGCTTCCATCTCCATGAGAAGAGGCTCTACTGCCTTCAACTCTTTAGCTTCGAATATCTTATCAGGATTATCCTGTATGTATTTTACCATATCACTGAGATTCTTTATACCATTCTTCTTGATGAAACTGGCTGCACTCTTCTCAATATTAGCAAATGTATAACGACCTCCCTTGAAACGTAGTGCTGCTATGTCTAGTGATCTACTTCCTGCTATCTTAGCTGCTGTAGTCCGATACTCCTCTAATACTTTAGCCTCTTGATTAGAGTAATCATAATCATCCCACTCCTTCTGTGTAGGCTCCTCTCCTCTATCAAAACGTCTATCTATAGTAGACTTAGCCTCTTTAGACTTAGTGCTCTGATAGATAGGTAGAGATGTCTCTCTGTTTTCCCCTGACATCTTACCATCAAGGAGCTTCTGAGTAACCTCTGGCCTATGTGCAGTACGTGGCATGAACTGTGCCCCGACACTTGTCTCCAGAGTAACCTTATTAGAACCAGCACTATCCCCTGTTTCTCCTGCAAGAGGAGCGTTACGAACAGGAGCTGCTTTAGGAGTAATGCCTACTACTTCAACTCCTCCTAGCTGACGTATATCCCTATTGATTTCTTCTAGCTTTAGTCTCATAGAAGGCCAAGCAGTCTTATATGCAGGGTCTCCTAACTGGCCGCTTATGGCTCTTGCTCTACCTTGTAAGACATCTACCCCTACTTTAGGAGAAGCATCCTCTATCCCTAACTTTCTAAAAAGCGGAGGGTTGCTTGTTGGCTTAGGTCCATTGCCTTTAATAGCTGCTGCCATCGGAGTAGGTTTAAATGGAGAGGACTTTGCTTTAAGACGTTCATCAAATCCTGTAATAGCACTTGTCCTGCCTTTCCTTAGATGCTCTAACTCAGTAGCTGCATTACGTAGAGTAACTCCCTCAGCATATTTAAGCTCTAAGTCTTGTAAGCTACGCTTCAGCTCAATCTTCTGAGCCTCTAACTTATTACCAGCAATCTTAGTACCAAGTAATTTACCTCCTCCCATCTTAGTGATTATATGATCTATCTGAGCGATCTGTCCTCTCTGACTAGCTACTTCTTTCTTCAATGAAGCCAGCTCTTGCTTTGATGGAGCACCTTTAGAACTAAGCTCTAGTTCTTTTTGTATCTCTTCAAGAGCAGTTTCAACAGTACGTACAGGAGGACCGAGAGTGCTTCCTACATCAGTTATAGCCTCCTTTGATGTTTTAGATAAGTCCTCTGATTTGTCTTCTGCGCTCTTAGATATCTTAGGAGTTAATAGTTTACCTATACCAGCACCCAATGCCCCACCTAAAGTAGCACCTGACATTATATTTAAGGCAAGCGAGTCTCCATACTGTTCATATACAGGTTCCAACACACCCCCAAAGATTCCTTGGGCAGCTCCTCGTGAAGCGTATGTGCCTACTTTAGAGGCGAAGGTCAAAGGCTTTAGAGCCAGCGCAGGCAAAGTAACAGGGTCAAGAAAACCACCACCTAACATACCTGTAACAGATGCTACGGGATTCTGTTCCATCATGATACGAGATTTTAGCTCTGCTTGCTCGTCCTCATACTTAGCAAGCTCTCCATCAACACCTAACCAACTCTTAATGCCTCTTACAGAAGATCCTATAGATCGTCCTGCTTGGTGCCCAAGAGTTTCTAAAGTACCAAACTGCTCTCCACTCTTAGCCTCTAACTCAACAAGGTAATTAGTAATCTCCTCACGAGATGTACCGTTATCAAAAGTTATGTCACCATACTTCTCATGTTTTATAGTAATCATGCTACCTCCGATAGATTAGAACTACTGAGGTAGTTGACTTAACCAGACATCCATACGTTTACGTATCTCATGAGCACGAGGACTATCCTGCATGGTAGGAGGTAAGGCATCTATCTGCGCTTGAAGGGCATTGACATTAGCATTAACACGTTCCGTAAGCTCTGCTACTGCCTCCGCAGACATAGGAGGCAGTAAGAAGTCAGCAGCGTTGTGAGAGGCATTATCAAGAATCTCCTGCGCGTTTGAACCAGCTACCTCCGAAGGAGCAGTAGGCTGAGAAACGTTCTTAGCTCCTTCTCCACGTACAGCAGCTATCCACGCAGCATAAGAGTCAAACTCTCCTGCTATAGGATCTGTAATTTTACCATCATAGAAAGTCGTGATAGACCTCTTGATGGGTTTAGGCTCGCCTCCTCCTACCATGGGGGAAGTATACCCAATAATCACATCACGGGTCTGTCCTGCCTCATGAGACTGTTGAGTACGTAACTCTTCGTTAGCTTCTTGCTCCAGCGTACTAGCTTGCTGATATAAGGCCATGCCTTGAGCATAGTTACCACTAGTCATCATCTTACTAGCTGCCATACGTAAGCCCTGTGCAGAGGTCAAGTCTGCTCCTTCCATACCACCCTGTACCGAAGCAGCTTGCTGCATATCAGGTGTTTGTAAACCAAAGGCTGTGTTGATACCCGCCCCTAGCATTTGACCACCCGCAGCGCCTATAGCATAGTCCTTGTCCATACGAGAGGCTTGATCCACCCCTCCTTGTACACGTTGTTGCTGTAAGATAGCAGGGTCTAAACCGAATAAACTCATTACGTCGCTAGCCATGATTAACCTACTCCATATCCATTATTATCTGTATAGTCACGCCAAGTGTTTTGACCCCCTATTGTACCAGTACTTAGCATACGATCTCCTACACCTCTTCCACCTAAGCTACCACCTAAACCTTGTAAACCGCCTGCCATAGAGCGACCACGAGCTGCCATCAAACCAGCACCAGTACCATAACTTTGAATTAAGTTCTGCATCGCAGCACTATTGGCAGCAGAACGCATCTGACCAAGTTCACCACCTAGACCTAACATACCCATACCAAGTTGATCAATACCTTGGCCTTGGCTAAACATACTAGAGCCTATACCTATATCACGCTCACGTTGCATCTGTGCTTGGTTGAAAGCATTAGCTCTATCAGCAGCATCCTGTTGTGCAAACGCTTGAGCAAAACCATAACCTTGTGGGCTGAGCTTTCCTGCACCAGTACCAGCTCCTAGAGCTTCACCAGCAACACGTAAGCCTTGTGTACCAGAACCAAACATACTCTCGCCTAACGCTTGAGCTTCGGCTGCACGATTGGCAGTACCTAAAGCACGTTGACGATCATACATTTGTCCAGCTAGTTGATCATAATCACCACCAGCAGCTTGCAGAGCAGAGCTACCTAGACCAAACATCTGATCTTGTTGTTGTCGATAACGAGGATCTAGATCAAACTTAGCTTGCCCGTCCTCAAAGGAGGCTGCACCAGCACCAGTAGTTACACCATAAGGCTTATACTGACCACGATCCCATGCCTGATCGCCAGCAGAGAACATCTTGTCTCCTGCCTGACCTAGCTTCTTTTGTGCTTGATAGGAACCAACTGCTCCTAACAAAGATGGGAGTAAATTCCACATTATAGAGTCCTCTTCCAGAAGTATACAGTTATGTACGGTTGTAAGTTATTATGTGCGTCACTGCTACCCGCGTCACCTGTGTAGGTTGAGCTAGTATAGTTTGATGTAATATGATCAAGCACATTACCAGAAGCAGCATTATAAAACTTAGATGTATCTACCATAGTAGCAGAGTTAGCTTCTACACGAAGGTTGTTAGTATGATCGTGTTCAGGCATTTCAGCTTCTGTAAGAGTATGAGTCTTAGAGCCGCCCGTTTCTTCAACAGTATCAAAATCAATATCAGGAGTAGCAGAAGTATCTACACCTACCAGTACTTTACCAGCTCCGAAAGATTCCCAAGTACCTACACCTAACAAGGTAGCTGGGTTTGTAGCTACTACCGATGTATATACAGAACCTACAGGGTATGAATACCCATTGATTGTAGATTGAGTAGGTACAGCAGCAGTGATTGCAGCAGCCGTGAATGCTGTAGTAGCTAACCTTGTAGAGTTATTACCAGCAGATTGTGTAGGTGCTGTAGGGTTTCCTGTTAAAGCTGCATTATTAGCATTTGCTTTGGTTGCACTAGCTGTGGCGATAGCGTTAAACTCGTCATCAATCTCTGTACCACGTACACGTTTAGCTGCTTGGCCTACTGCTAGGCCGTCTTTAACAGCAAAGTTTGTTGACTTAATATAGTTACTCATTAGTTAGTCCTACCTTGTTTAACATATACGTCAAACTTTTGAATTGATAATTGATCACCTGAAATGTATGCCTCAAAGCCTAATTGAAGAACACTGCCTTGACCTCCTATAGCTACCTTGATACGATCTGTAGAACCACCACCAGTATACTCAGCCGTTCCTGCAACTGTGGTTGTTATAGAAGGATCTCCACTATCGTAAGTATCCCCTCCTACTGCTGGCCCATATTCATAATAGACATCTGCATCTGGATTTGCATACTCAGAGGTACTACTTTGCTTAACAGATCGAATATAGGATCGAGGTTGATCTGTATAATCAGTACCTACTTTAACTACAAACGTCTGTCCACTACCACCTATTAAAGTTACTCCAACAGTCTTTAGTATTTTAGTTACTGTAGGCTGATCAAAGTCAAAGTAGTTAGTGTGATAGGCCATGAAATAAGAAGCACCATCATCTTGATAATTCTGATACTGGGAGATACCATCAGCCATACCAAAGTAGAGAGCTGTGTCTGTAGCAGTACCACATAAGATGGAACTGTTAGGCCATTTAGTTACCCGTAAGCCTCCATTCTCTAAGCGTCCTCTAGTATCAAAACAATACACCAACTCGGCAGCAGGAAATACTAATAGATAGAAAGCATCTACTGGAGAATAGATTGTATTGATATGGTTAGAAGAAGACGATGCTATCATCTCTGTTAGTTCATCACGAACATTAGCTGATAGGTCTGTAATAGGGTTAGATTTCTCTTGTATGACACGATTGAGTGAACGCAAGCCAGTATCCGATAAGAAGAACAAATCGTCTCCTACGGCCTGTATGGAGCTTCTAGACACACAACCTACATTGTCCAGTACTTCCACCACTCGTAGAGTAGTAGGTGTAATAGTCAAGTCTGTATTATTAGTATCTCCTAGAATGACTATACTCTTCTTACAGAACACAAAGACAAGGCCGTTAAAGCCAGCAACACTTACTAACTCGTCACCACCTTTAGTCCATACTTTTCGTAGGTCTAGATCGAATGAAGATCCTCCATTGAAATCGCCATCTAATAAGTTAGAACAATGTAAGGTGTGTCTATCGGCTGCTTCATTACCAGCCCATAAGCGACCATACGCAGATGTAACAAAACTATATTGTGCTGTGCTATGGGTAGAAACAACTAAGGAGTTATTTACTTTAAGCATTGGATGACCAGCTTGAGCTAGGTAAGTTGAATCTCCTAGACTTGCTGCTTGCCAATCATCACCTGTAATAGTAATACCTGTAGTTAAAGCTGTTAGGGTTTCCAGACCTTTGTAGATATCTGTACCACCCCATGAGATATAATCAACATGGCCCGAAGCATCTATGAAGTCATGAATACCTCGGAGGTTTGTTCCCGTACCACCCGATGATGTTTTATAAACATGACCTTTACGAGAACCAAGACGACCAAAGTTATCAATAACACAGTTATCTGCCTGTAAAGCATAACCACTTGAAAGAGTTATACTACTTTCTTGGGTGTTTAATCCAAAAAATCCTGGGGCTGCTATGGAAGAACTTAATAATTGTTTCATGCACTATACCAATCTAACTCTTCGGGGTGTTTGTTAGCATCTAAAGCTATCGCATTAGACATAGCCTTGTTAGCTGCTATATAAGCACTGTTACCTGTCTGTCCATTATCCTCACCACGTTCCTCAACAGCCTTAGCGTAGGCTAACAAGACAACGGCAGTGGAAGGAACAGAAATCCTATCTGTTGGTTCTGTTAACTCGCCTGACCTTTGCACTACGTTAAATCGTAATGTGTAAACACCATCGGGAACTGGATGTAAGTCTACTAAAGTATCTCCGTCTGACGAAACACCATTAAAAGAATAACGAGAGGGGGCACCTGTAGCAGGAGTGTCAGTTAAATATTGCTGGTTAAACCAATGAGCTGTTTCATAACCAACCCAAGAGTTTGAAGTAGCGTTAACAGCATCCAACACTTTAACATTGTTCTGAGTACCATTCAATTCATAGTTAAAGACATCAGCAGAAGTGGTAACAGTAAGAGATGTTCTTAATGCTGACCAATCCCATGCTTGTTCTATTTCTTGAAGAGAATCATTTATTAGGATACCTATAAGAGTAGAGTACTCGTTCTCGGTAGGCGTATCTACTTCCCTTTCGCGTAAGCGTTTAAGAACTGAGTTGATTGCATCTAAGTAATTCATATATTATACCATATTTAAAATGAAAAGTCAACAGTTATTTTCTACTGACCATTGACTGACCGAAGTACATTCCGACAACTGCCATGATTGCATGAGATAACCACTCAGGAACAACGATGCCCTCTAGTGTTATATACTCTGTAACAGTATTAGTGAAGTCAAAGAATAAGAACTTAAATCCTGATGTAATCTCTATAGGAACAGTAGTATGTTGTCCTAAAATAGGAGCGAGTAGAATGAATCCTGCCATAGCCATGAAAGAAATAACGAGAAACCGCCTGATCCAATTAGCATTTGGATTCTGATACTGTCTTGCTTTCTCTCTACTCTCTTCTGTTTTATCATGACGAACCAGAGCAGCTTGCAACTGTTCTGCTCTATCCTGTTGTGCTTGCCCCATCAGTTTAAACACTGCACCGCCGATAGTGCTAGCTAACATTGTTATAACTTCTAAAGGTAGACCAAACATATTAACTCCTCAGCATAAATGCTAGACCAGTAACCAAAGCAGCTATGAGAATACGAATGAACCACTCGTTGCCTCCAGCCGCTTTAGATACTGTGGCCAGTTTAACAGCGTGATTATCAATAGTCTCTGAATGTTTATTGAGCCTGC